GTACAAATCTTTGCCATCATTTAATGACTCGACAACTATTTTAGCCTCGTCGTATGTAAGTGCTTCTGTTAAGTTGATCATCCCTGTTCCTTGCTTTTCTTTAGCTCAACATTGACTTTGCGCTGTCTGCTGAGTTGCTCGGCTTTGGTGCGTTTTTCATCGAATCAGCTGCTTTACCGCCTGGTACATTTACATTACCGGTGCTCATGTCTGAAACTTTAGCGCCTGTGCCGCCTTTGCCGCCGTCACCGCCGCTTACTATGTTCGAACTAGTGCCGCCCATGTCGTTAGAACCAGCTACTGGTGAATTGGTGTTTGCACCGTTATCACCCATGTTTGCTGTTACTTTTTCAGTGTATTCACGCATTAATTGAGCTACAGACTTTTCACCTTCTGCTACAGGCTCTTCGTCGTCCATTGGCTCTTCGTCGTCCATTGGCTCTTCGTCGTCCATGTCATCCATGTCATCCATGTCATCCATGTCGCCTTCGTCGTCCATGTCCATGTCATCCATGTCATCCATGTCGCCTTCGTCGTCCATGTCATCCATGTCGCCTTCGTCGTCCATGTTAGACATCATGTCTTCAAATTCAGCTTTTAAAGCGTCTAGTTCAGCTTCTAAATCACCAACTCGATCGTCTAGATCTTCGCCGTCCATTTCTTCAGCTCTGGCTTGTCCTGGTGCAAGATCAGCCATAAAATCATCAGTTTGATCTTCACTTGGTGCTTCGTCAAACTCGCCTTCTTCTTCTAGATCCCAGTCTTCGTCAATGTCAAAATCTTCTTCTAGGTCCCAGTCTTCTTCAAGATCTTCATCTTCTTCAAGATCTTCATCTTCTTCAAGCTCATCGCCTTCTTCTAGATCTTCATCTTCGTCTAGTTCTTCGTCATACATGTCACTTTCTAGTAGTGACTCATAAATTCTTCTTGATTTTTCTACTACAATCTCGTGGAATAAATCTTTTGCACCTTGAGTATCTTCGTTTACAAGGCGCTCAAGCATTTCTTCAAATTTTTTGCGCTCTGCCATTTTATATCCTTTCTAAACTAACAATAGCTTTGTTTACACAAGGCATAAAACCTTTTGTTCAATGAAAGAATCTTTTACAATAGGTAAAGGAATCATTATATGAAGCTAGTATAAACTGTCATATTATTTACGTATATTTGAATAAAAGTAGTATAAATGGGTACTTTTTTGGTATATTTTTTATAAGTTATGTATATGGCAAAATTGTTCTTTTTGCATAACACTTAAATTCTTATAATCTTTTAATTCAACAGGCTGATATGTGTTGAATTCTATTACTCTAACAAAGTTTATATTAGGATGACCTTCGATTACTTGCTGCGTTTGCCTTAACCAGTTTCCGTAAAAAGTAGCACCGTCTGAAGATCTTTTGTAGTTTTTTGTATCTGCATACATATTATTAAATTTTTTACCTGAGTCTAAGCCTTTATAATCAAAACCCAAAATATATATTGTTTTAAAGCCTTGTTGTGCAGCAAACCAAAGAGCAGTAGGTCCACTACTCCAACCTTTACTTGGTTTAAAAAAATTAAAATCTTTTAATCTTTCATATGCTCTATTATAATTTGTCCAAACTGGATTTGTTTTTTGATACCCTTGCTCGTTGATTTCTAGAATCATTTTTGTATCAACTGCAATTAGGTAATCAGGTTTACATTCTCTGTATAATGCATTACAACCATACAAAGTGCCGTAAATTTTTAATTTTTCTATGTTTATATCTTTTCTACTAGTTCCATTGCCAACAACAAATGCTGTACTGGTTTTAGGCGTAGTAACAAATTTTTTCAAACTAACTTTTTGATTTTTTGTTAATTTTTTCTTAATTCTTTTATCTAATTTTTCAGCTTGTTCTACAGATTTTAATTTTCTAAATTCTTCTTTAGAATATAAATTTTTATCAATTTTAGGCATTATTATAGAGCAGAAGTATCAGCAGGTGCTTTGTAAATTTTTCTAATGTTAACTAAATCTTCTTCTTTAGATTCTCTGTGTCGTTCTGCTATTTCATTAGCACGTCTTAAATCACCTAGTGTAAGTGATGGTTTGCGAGTATCACTAGCTTTACGATCGTCGTCAGACTCTGATGATAACGGAAGATCTTTCCATTCGCCTGGATTTTTTTCGTCAAAATAATAAAGTTCACGCAATATCATAATATTATTTAGCTTTCTCAAAAATATTTACTAAATGGTTCCTGCGCCTCCGGGAGCAGCGCCGGGTGTTGCTCCGCCGCCTAGCCCAGTATCAGTAGCTGTATCAGGCGGCGTAGCTTCGGTACCTATAATAGCATCAGTGTCAGTTAACTCTTGATCAGCTGCTCCTAAACCGCCTGCTATGCCTGCTCCGCTGACTCCTACAGCTCTCATTTCTGCACTAGGATCAAGATCTCCACCTGCGGTATCTTCATCGTTCTCTTCTAACCATAGAGTTTCGTTTTCGGTAATTTCTTCGTCTGACAATCCTAAGAATCTTTTCAGTGCAAATCTATTAGAAATGTAAGGTAGTGCAGCCATTTGTCCAAAGGTAGGCACTCTTGCATTGTCAAGTTCAGCTTGTCTATAGCTTGCAAAGTTTTGCGGTTTTACAAAATTTAAGTCAAACATTTCAGTGTCAATTTCTACACCTTTTGTCAAAATATATCTTTTAAATTCATTACTAAACGTCTCGATCAGTAGTCCTTGAAGCCGTTCGCAATAGGTGTTAAATCTTAGTTCTTGAATGTATGCAGTTCCAACTCTACCATCTTGGAAATTGTTTGCGCCGTCATCTGCGCCAGTAGGAAGATAACTTGAAGGAATGCGTAAGCCTCTAACAAGTTTGTTTGTAAAATAGCGTAGATCGTCGATTTCGCCTAGGTTAGTACCACCTGGAAGGGTTTCAACTTTTGATCCTCTACCTTCAGCTGTTTGAGGAAAGAAGTAGTCTTCATTAATACTTAATGGGTTGTAACTCGAATCTATAACATTTGTGCCACCACCTGTAGCACTCGGAATACGACGTTGATGTATTTCTGTTTTTACACGTTCTACAAAGTTCATAGCAAGGTGAGCAGGCATATTACCTACGTCTACATAAAATACTCTACGTTCAGGAGCTCTTTGTACACGGTAGATTATTATTGCGTCTTCTAGTAATTCTTTTTGTTTGTAAACTTTAAACACAGTTTCAAGCAGTGAGTTACCAAAAGGATAGTTATTGTCTAATCCTTCACTTAAACTTAGATGTAAAATGTGCTCTGCATCTACTGATGTTTCTTGTTGTTCAGTATAAAATCTTGAACCTGATTGCTGAGGTGCATTACCTACCATACCTCTTGCACCACCAGTGAGGTAACCTACGCCTGCGCTTTGAATATTACCATTTGTTTCTATTGGTGTAGTTGCTACAGACTCTCTAAAATTAAAATTTATATCTCTTACTACATATTGCTCAGGTATTTTACCTTCGCTTTCATTTACAATAATACGAGTAACTTTGCCAGGATCAACATGAAAAAGTTTTTTTGTTTCAGGATCTCGAATAAAAATTTCATCACCGAATTTAAATGTATTCCTGAATATTCTAAACATTCTTGTGTCAAACTCATTTAGTTTACACCACTGTTTTAGATATTCTGTAAGTGTTTTTATTTCTGCGCTAGTAGCAGGTTTATGGAATTCAAAATCAAAATGATTACCTTGACGATTCTTTTGAGTACAAAATTCTGCAAGGATATCAAGTGCAGCATTTACTTCGCTGTCCATGTCCATTGTGTTGTATTGACCGTATCTTTCAACACGATTAGGTGAACCTACGTAGACATCAGGCAGATAGCTATTGTAGTTTGCACTAGCTGGACCTCCACCGCTACCGGTACCACCGTTTATTGGACTTACTTGTCCGTCATATTGTGTAAAATATTTTTTCCAAGACATTGATTTTTACTCGTTAATATGTTATATTTATACTATAAAATGACAACAGCACAATTAAAGTACTAAGTATATATATGGAAGCAAAAACAAAAAAACTCAAACCTGTTCACATAAGTCAGCAAAATGCTGGTCCAATGCTTACTACTGAACAATACGAAAAACAGAAAAAATTAGAAAAAAAAGAGAATTTAGATGGCAGTAAAAACATTTAAATTAATTACTGGTGAAGAAGTAATTGCAGAACTACACAATGATGAATCAGAATATGTTGAAATACTACGGCCTGTGGCTCTAGTAGAAACAGAAGCAGGTAATGTTAGTTTGGTTCCTTGGTTGTTTTCAGTAGATATAGAATCACCTATTAGGTTAGATCACGAAAAGATTTTTCTTATTGCAGATGCAAACAGTGCATTTATTGAAGCATATCAACAATATGATCGTAGTTTAAAAATGTATCAAGAAAATTTAGAATCTGTACCTTTAGACGATCTAGACGATGAAGAGCTTGAAGAGTTAATCACAATTCACTAGGCCGACGCACTAGTTAATACACCAGTAGACTTTGCAATAGAACTAGAAAGATTGTTAGTTCTACTTTGTTCAGCTAAACTAAATGCTGCACTGCCCATAGCACCAGCAGTTTTATTACCAAAATCTAATAAAGCTGGTTTTATTTCTGCCATTCTTTCGCCATTGGCTTTTTCTACTTCTATTAAAGTTTCGATATTTTCATTAAGTTGTTTTATATTTTGTAACGATGCTTGATCGTCATTTGGCTGAGCTGTATTAGAATTAACTCTATTTTTCATGTCAAACTCTGCACTATTAACGCCTCCTCTAAACCAGTTACTGAAGCTTTTATAAAGCTCCAAATACCAAGCTGGATCTTCTGATTGTATACTTTGATCCATTTCATCAGGCGGCGTATAACCGAATCCTACAAAATCTTCTGCAGATGCAGGACGTCCTGCTATTTCCGCAATGTTTATATCTAAAATTTTTCGTTCTAAACTAATACCAATTTCTTCAGCATTGAGAGAATCAAAACTAGTGCCTTGAAATAATGTTTCTAGTTCTTGTGTAGTAATCTCACCGCTTCGGTATTTTAAAGTGTTTTCGAGTAATAGTTGAAGTTCTTCTACTCTTTTTGCTTCTTCTTTTAGAGCACTGGTATCTCCGCCTTCCTTTTCTATTTTTTGCATCTCCGTAGCAATATCTTCTAATGCAACATAAGTTTGGTCTAATTTTTGCTCAACTTCTTTATCACGTAAACCGGCCATGCCGCCTGCAATTGTGCCTACAAACTCTGAACTTTCTCTCATAAGTGTTAAATATGCTGTTTGAAAACCTTCTACCAAACCTATAGTAGCATATCTTGCATTCCGAGTTGCATCAGTATACTCGTCTTGTGCTTGATTTAGTACAGTAATGGCACTTGTAGCTTGTCCTATGCCTTGAGCAAACTCCGACATTTCTTGATTTTGTTCAGCGAAAGCACCAGATAAATCTTGTCCTAAGATTACACCGCTAGCACCTCTTATTTGACTGGATATGCCTGATAAGCCTGCTATATCAGCTACCCTACCATATTGTCTAGTCATGTTTTGTAATTCTTTCTGCATGACTACATTAAATTCTTGCTGTTGTTTTTGACTTATGTCGCCGCCTTCACGCATTATTTGGTTAAACTCTTGTGCCATCCGAGTAGTAACTGGCATCATAGCAGCCATGTAGCCAGTTTGCTCATTATTTGGATCTAGCATACCAGTTTCTAGTAATGTTTGCAAAGCAGTAAGACCTTGGCTGCCAGCAAATCCAGCTAACTTCATTACTTCGGTACTACCAAATTCTAACTGGGCCGCAATACTTGCTGCACTACCACTAGCTTGTCCGAGATCACCTACTGCAATACCAGTTGCCTCTGATAAAGCTTGAAGATTTGCTCTAAATTCTAAACCGTCTTTTAATCTTTTTCTTCTTTCTGCATCGTCTTGCAAACCAAGAATCTGTTCATTAGACAAATAATCTAAGAAGTACTGGTTAATGTCTTGCATACTCATACCTAAAGCACGCATATACTGGAACATTCCTTCAAACTCAGAATCTTGTCTAAGCATATTTTGTAGGTTAATTAGTTCTGAAAGACCACCTTCAACTGAGCCGCCTAATCTTACTAACTGCTGGCTATTTTGCGAAACTAAATTTCCAAATTCAGTTAAATTTAAATTTAGTGCAGTTGTTAGTTCGTAGGTACGCAATAGTTCGCCTTCAGTATCAAGACCAAACTGTGCTAGATAATTTCTTGCTTCTGCGTTACTTTGAACTAGATCTACAAATGCTCTTGCAGCTTCAGCAGAGCCTTGAGTTAATCCGGCAATTGAAGGTACTGCTCCTTCTAATGTTCCAATAAATTTGTCTGTGTATACACGAGGATCGCCTTTTGTGTTTGACAACAATTTACCAAAGAAACCAGTTACATCGTTGGCATTAAAATTAGGCGATGGACCATAGGAGGACGAGCGCTGCGGCCCTGGGCTTGCATCGCGGTTTTGATTGTTCAAATAGTAATCTATTTTATTAAGAGTTTGAGTTTGTGCGTTAATCGCACTGAGTAAACTTTGTGCTAGTTCTTCATCCATTTTATTTTTGCCACCTAAAAATCATCTATAAATATATTGTATTTATAGGATAAATTAATGGATTCTTTCTTATCACAACACACTAGGCAACCTAAGTTGTATATTGATTTACCTAGTGGTGGTAAATTTTATAATGATAATGTAGTAAAAGACAGTCAGTTTGTTCAAATACCTGTGTATGCAATGACAGCAATGGACGAAATTAATATCAAAACGCCAGATGCATTGTTTAGCGGCATAGCAACAGCAAACATTATACGAAGCTGTGTTCCAACTATTCTAGATCCAAACAAGCTGGTTAGATACGATATAGAATATATTCTACTAGCTATTAAAATTGCATCAGAAGGCGACAAGCATAATATAGAATCTTCTTGCCCTAAATGCAGTCATGAAAATGGGTTGCAAGCAGATTTAAATCAAATATTAGCTCAATACGAAAATATGAAAGTCGACCATTATTTTACTATAGGTACCCTTAACTATCACTTAACACCTATAACTTATGACCTTGTAACAAAGTATGGTTTAGAAACATATCAATTACAGCGTCAAATTTTTCAACTACAAACAAATAAAGATATTGAAGAAGAAAACAAACAAAATCAATTAGGTGCATGCATAAAAGCGTTAACTACTTTAAATAATAATGCTACTATAAATTATATTTCTTCTATATCAGATAGTGATAATGAAGAAAACAATTCAGACAATATTAAGAATTTTATTCTCAATAATGAAGCAATGGTTGCAAACACAATTATTGAAGAAGTGAAAACTTTTGTAAAAAATTGGCAGTTTCCGCCATTACCAGTAACATGTCAAAACGAAGAGTGTAAGCACGAGTATCAAACATCTATTACGATTGATTACTCAAATTTTTTCGACAGGTTATCGTCCGTCTCTCGGAATCTGAACTAGTTAAATTTATAGAAAACCTTGACAATCAAGTAAAAGAAATAAAATATCATTACTATAAAATAGGTTGGTACATGCGAGGGCATTTAAGTTATACAGACTTAATGCATGTAATAAATCAAGAAGATGTAAAAATATTCCAAGACATCATTAAAGAAAATCTACAAACAACAGCAGAAACTAAAATACCTATGGTATGATAGGATTACGTTCCCATTCTTTAATATATTTTTGTATTCTTGGGTCTTGTGCAACGTCATTCCAAATACTCATAAATTCAGCTTCGACTTCATTATCAGCAATACTTTGACTTTCATTTACGCCAGGTATATTCTTTACAAGAGGTAGTTGATCCCAGTTAGGTAATCGATCATCGCAAACTCTTTTAATGTATCTACTGTCGGTAAACATAGGATTAACAAAAGTTCTAGTTACCCATTTGCGTATTGCTTTTGCTGTATTATTATTTTCTAAAAGTCTTTCTATTATAACAAGTAAAATTCCGGTACCTAAAGTAAGTAACAATCCGCCAACCCAGCCGGGTCCTGGAAATGCTGCTACTATTTTACCAGCATTTGAAATAATAGTAGCACCAGTAGCAGCTAATGCTAAAGTAGTTAAAATTCCATCTGTCAGTTCGTTCGAAACATCAGTAACATAGTCTTGCACTAATTTTCTTTGTGCAAAAGATAAATTTCTTATTTTGTATTCTTTATCGCAAATATCAGTAGTGCGTAGAAATTCATGATATGCTTCAAATGTGTCAAGTGCCTGTTTTGTAGACGCTGCACCTTGTATTACAGTAATTAGTGTAGCCCACGTACTCCATTTTAATGCACCTCCGAGTGTTTTAAATGGCCACTCTATCATTTTTTGAATATTAAATTTCTTACCTGCTTGGCGTGCTAATTTAATTTGTTCTCTTTTTGCTTTTTGTGCTTCTCGCCTTGTATCAAATAATTCGCCTTCAGTATCATCTGGGCCATATTTTAACCTAAACTTTTTTTGACCTTCTACTCGTATTTCTTCTATTTGAAAAAAGTCAGAAAGTTCATCTTCAAAAAGTTTTGATTCTTGATAAATTTTATTTGCTACAAATTCGTTAGCTCTCATTACTATGCTACTCTTTCATCGTCTTTGTTTTGATTTTGCATAGCTGCTGACCTTTGTATAAGTCTTTCTAATTCTGCACGACGTGGTCCTTGAAGTTCGTCTAGCATTTCTGTAATTATATCTTCAAACATATTCTCAATGCGCATAGCATCTTGACGATTCATTTTGAATTCTGAATTATCACTTACTGGCATATCATCTTCTCGATCATCATATGCTTGTCTAGCTTCATCTAGATTAATTTCAAATGGATTTTTTCTGTCGCCGTCGGGTAGCATATCACCTATAACAGGTATATCTGATGCACTAGGAGCAACTGCTGGAATTTCAAAACCGCCTTCGCCTCCGATTGATATTTTACCAGTGTCGCAAACTTGATCAATATACCCATCCGATACAAATCTTTCCATCATCAATGATGCTAAAGGATTTGTTAAAAATCTACCTTGAGTTTCAAACCGATCTATAAATTTGTTTACCATCATTGTAATTAGCCATGCTGCACCTGTTGTAAGTATCAATACAGCTACACCAGCAAATATGCCAACACCAGACGATGCAAATACAGCACCAACTGCTGTTCCTATACCTCTTATCAAACCTATCCATGCCGCAGTACCAGCAAGCAAAGTTGGTATTGCTGCAAAAAGTTCATCTGATATTCGTTTTGTGATCGAGCTATCCGATCTAGATAAAACTTTGCCGCCGGAAGTATTTTTTTCTATCTTAAACTGCTGGTTTTCATTTTCAAGATCTATATCAATGTAGTCGTCTAAGTAACCATCATATCCCGATATTTCGCAAGGAACTCCCTGTATGTTGTTATCTCTAACACGTTGAATACCTAGCAAATAAGCATTGTAATCTGATAGTATAGTGACCATTTGTTGTCCAATTACAGCCGCACCGATAAATTTAAATAATGGTAAATTTGCTACTGCTACTAGTGTTTTTCGTCCTGGGCCACTGCTACCAAAAAAAGCTTCTAGACCACTTGTATCAAAGTTTTTGGCTCTTATAGTACTTTGAGGTTTAGGTCTTTGTGTACCAGAGCTAGGTTTTGGTTTTTGTGTAGGCTGTTGCTGTTGTGTATTTGATGGTGTTTGTGTCTCAGCTCCTCTTGGAGTTTGACCTGAAAGTCTACTGGTTCTGTTACCTGTATATTTTGAAAAACCTTTAAATTTACGATGTAAAAAATCTTTTTCTGCATTATATCTTGATTGGAGATTTTCTATTTGATTTTGTAAAACATTCCGTATGCTTCGATATTTTGGATTAGCGAGTTGTTTTCTTGCCTCTTTAATTTTTTTGTTGTAATCTTTCTTTAATGCTTTTTTAGCTTTTTCATAAGCATCAGGAGCATCGCAGTCAATACCATATCTGTTACAGATAATCCTAGTCTGTTCTGTAGCAAATGGATCTTCTGATTGTTCTAATAAAATAAAGTCAGCAGCTTTCATGAGGATTCCTTAATATCATGTTTATGTTATTTATGTCTCAACTGCGTTGATCCATGTCTTCGTTTGTTTGCTCAGCTATCGCTATCGCAAATCAAACTCAACAACTTACTTCGTACTAATACGCTTTTAGATTTTATCTGATAGTCTTTTTTAGATTTTTTTAGGTACCCGGGAAGAAAGATTCCTGTAGATTAATCTGCTCAGACGGAACCTGTTACGGTCCCGTCATAAAAAAGCCTTTCGGTTTTCCTGTGAGTATCACCACCCGTGACATGGAAATAGGTATTTGTTTATACACACGTTCAATGGGCTCTGACCTTTCCCTACCTACGTCGACATCACGTAACACTGTTACGTTATCTGCACTCTCGTTCCTACTTGTACAGTTTTTATGAACATAGTGTGTTTTGTGACTGACAGCAGCAATCTATGTCAACTTACCGCCTCTGGGCGTTGGCTCAACATGTTACGTGTTTGGGTCTACTCCCCAACTTTTCCACAGCGGTATGTATCCGGCCCGCTAACCTTGTGTGCTGTATAATTGCCTAAAGTTTTGTTTTACCTGTTTCATTGCCTAGGTACTCCTTTAATATTTTAGAACTGCCTATACGAACGTTTATTATTCCGTTATAGTAATTGTCAGATTCTAAAACTCGCCTTTCAAATTGTTCTCGTGCTTCTAAATAACTTGCAATGCCTCTACTGGGACAAATATAAAGTATTTCTCTTGTGAATTT